GATAAGTTCGGACGTTTTTCCTGAAAACATGTTACCCATAATAATCTTAAGACTCATTTCTAATTATACGTTACACTATTTTAAATGGTTTTAAAGAAACAACTCTTAGAATAATAAAAAACATGGAAACACTTAGAATTAAACGATTAACTCTCGAAGCAACTTTACCGACACGCGCATCGCCTGGATCTGTCGGGTATGATTTATACAGCATTGAAAACATGACTATCAATGCATGTGAACGTGGTATTGTAAGTACGGGTATTTGTGCAACGATCCCACACGGTGTGTACGGTCGTATTGCACCGAGATCAGGTTTAAGTGTAAAACACGGTATTCAAACGGGTGCCGGTGTAATTGATCCGGACTATACGGGTGAATTGAAGGTTATCTTGTTTAATCACGGGAGTGAACCGTTCGAAATTAAACAAGGCGATAGAATCGCCCAACTCATTTTGGAAAAGTGTGAAACACCACTTATTGAGGAAGTTGATGAATTAAAAGAAACAAAACGTGGTGAACGAGGTTTTGGATCTTCGGGTAAGAATTAAATTAAAATTTAGTTACCAAATGCGATACCACCCATACCATTCTTAATCCTAAGAATGTTATAGTTGACCGCATACGCGCGAATCATATCAAGGTTTGCATCGGATGGAGCATTAATATTTATTTTCGCGTTATCGATTCTCGAAAAGTTCAAGGTACCCGTTGGCTGAGACTTGTTCATGGTAAGACAGAATGGCCATGTATATATTTGTTCCGAATCGACCGTAGTGTTAAGAATCGAACAGTGTCTCGATGGAACGACGTTTCTATGGTATTCGTGTGTCATATTTTCAAAGAGTGGAACACCATTAATAAACATAGACGCATCCGTGAATGCGTATGATGTTACTTGACGATCTCCCGAGTCGTTCCCGTTACCTGCAGCTATGTGAACGGCCTTTACTGGATGATTAAAGTAGGTCAAATCAATCGACGTATCGGAAGCAGACATTGGTTGGTGTTGTGTTTGTGTAATGAGAAGTTCGTGTTCACCGTTCGCAAAGAATTCACGTTCGTCTGTGTCGACAAACACGTACGAACCGTATACCTTTGGCGAAGAACCTAAACTAAATGTACCATTTCTACATTTAATTCTAATTTCAACTTCGTGGTATTGAAGACCGACGAGTGGTAAAGATTTCGTCCAATCTTCACTGAAAAAGAATGGGATTACGTAACTACCGGTGGAAACATTATCACCACCGTCTTGGGTCGTCATGGCACACGACGCTTTCGCCGAAGATTCGTTATATAACGTATTGTGTACGGTATTAATAAAAAGTGTATCTAATTTTGTAACTTCTTGACCACCAATCCATAAAGAGAATTCAGTTGGTGAAGTTTCACTGACCGACCCGCCGGGGCCGATGGATCTAAAAATTGAGTCATCGTTAGCACGACTATTAATATTGGCATTTTCAATCCACACGTAACTCAAGAGATCACCTTTAGATTTGATAGGAATGGAAACTTCGTTTCCCGATTCAAACGTCCCGATATAATCCATACGTTCTGGTTTTATCGAAAAGTTTGTGTGACGTTTATAGTTTTGTCTAAAAAAAGAGACTTGAGGATCGCCTGTGATATAGACGTCCTGGGCACCGACTGAGACGAGATCAATCAAAGCAGCTGACATATTTACTACTATACTATATTAAAAAAATCGGGCGTTAACGTAATAAGATAAAAATGGTCGTGTTCCAAGTATTGACCTGGGAAACACAAGACACGGAAGACGAACACTTAATTAGTATTTTTGGTAAAACAAACGAAGGTAAGTCTGTATGTGTTACGACAAGTTTTACACCATACTTCTTCGTGAAACTCCCGAAGAAAACATCACAAATGGATATTCGTAATTTATACACAAAGATTGATAAAGTATGTCCTGAATGTTTGATAAGTTACGATATCGTTCAATCTAAAGATGTATGGGGTTTCCAAAATAACGAAAAATTTATTTTCATGCAATTAAACTTTAAGAACCTCGCGGCACGGCGTATGGTAAACGGTCGTTTGAAACGTACATTACCCGATGAATCTATGAAATATAAAGTCTATGAATCAAACCTGGACCCTGTTCTGAGGTTAATGCACCGAACTAATATTCAATCCACTGGGTGGATGGATTCCGGGGACACGTGTGTACGTTCACATTTAGCACACGTTAATATAGACCTGTTTTGTAACGACTGGAAAACTCTTAAACCAGTTGATATTCCAGAAACTGCACCTTTTGTAGTTGCGTCTGTGGATATTGAATGTAATAGTTCAACGGGTAAGTTTCCTGATGCAGATGTAAAAGATGATGCATGTTTTCAGATTGCTGTATCACTTACACATTTTGGTTCTGACGTACCGTACGATAAAATATGTTTTTGTTATAAAAAAACAGATTCAAATCTGGAAGGGAGTATAATTAAGAGTTACGAGACTGAACGCGAAATGCTTATGGCATTTAAGGAATACCTCGTGGAAAAGGATATTGATATTATAACCGGGTGGAACATATTTGGTTTTGATTTAGAATATATAATGAAACGTGCAGTCATGACAAAATGTGATCAATCTTTTTATGAAATGAGTAAAATGAAAAACCATTCATGTGAACTTGTGTATAAGAAGCTATCGTCGAGTGCACTTGGAGACAATGCACTTAAGATTTTACCTATGCCTGGACGGTTTATTTTCGATCTATTTCATGAAGTTAAAAAAGGGTATAAACTTGATTCGTATAAACTCGATAATGTTTCGAAACTCTATCTCGGTGACAATAAAATTGATATGCCACCAAAAGAAATGTTTGCGCGTTTTGTCGAAGAAGACCCCGTAAAGTTACGCGAGGTTGCAGAGTATTGTATCAAGGATACATTGTTACCCCATCGTTTGTTATCAAAATTATCTATACTTGTTAATCTCCTGGAAATGGCTAAAGCGACGTGGGTTCCCTTGTGTTATTTAGTCGAAAGAGGACAACAAATCAAAGTGTTTAGTTTGTTAACAAAAAAGGCGCGTGAAATGGGGTTTATGGTTCCAACTATATCATGGGGGCAATATTCCGCGGATGGGTATGAAGGTGCAACTGTTCTAGACGCACAGAAAGGCGCCTATTACACACCAATAACAGCACTAGATTTCGAAGGTCTGTATCCATCAATTATGATGGCACATAATTTATGTTATTCATCGATGGTTATGGATTCTAAATATGAAAATATACCTGGTATAACATATGAAACGTTTGGGTTTTATAAGTTTGCACAAGATGTCCCTAGTCTTTTACCAAGTATTCTTCTAGAACTAAAACAGTTTCGTAAACAAGCTAAAAAGGATATGGCACAATCAACCGGTGCCCTAAAAGAGATGTATAATGGTAAACAATTGGCGTATAAAGTGTCCATGAACTCTGTATATGGATTTACGGGTGCATCAAAAGGTATGTTACCCTGTGTACAAATTGCCTCAACGGTAACTCTAAAAGGTAGGAGTATGATTGATGAAACAAAAGCGTATGTTGAAAAGAATTTTCCGGGATCAAAGGTAAGGTACGGTGACACGGATTCAGTTATGGTCGAATTTGATGTAGGAAATCGTACCGGAAAAGAAGCAATTGAATATAGTTGGGAAATAGGTGAACGCGCTGCGGAAGAGTGTACCAAACTTTTTAAAGCACCAAATAACCTCGAACTTGAAAAAGTATATTGTCCGTATTTCTTATATTCGAAGAAACGATATGCGGCAAAACTTTGGACAAAAGGTAAAGATGGTAATATGAACATGGATTATATAGACGTAAAAGGACTTCAATTAGTACGAAGGGACAATACACCTCACATGCGTGAAGTGTGTAAAGAACTCCTTGATGTTGTTTTAGAAAGTAGTGATACCGGTCCACCAAAAGAACTCGCTTTACAAAGGGCTATTGAACTTATTGAAGGTGATGTACCTAACGAAAAATTAATTTTGAGTCAGGGTTTATCGGATTCGTATAAATCAAAAGGGTTTTCGGTTTCTATTAATAGTCCCGATATTAAGGATATTAATCAAGCTCATGTTCAAGTTGTACGAAAAATGCGTGAAAGACAACCGGGTTCTGAACCACAATCGGGTGACCGTGTACCTTATATTCTCATTGATACAGGTGATCCTAAAGCAAAGGCATTTGAAAAGTCGGAAGATCCGAAATACGCAAAAGATAATAATTTAAAAGTTGATTATAATTATTATTTTATAAACAAGTTTCTAAACCCCGTATGTGATTTAATTGAACCACTTTTTGAAGATCCTAAAGAAGAGATATTCGGTGAACTTCTAACACGTGTGAAACCGAAACGACGCCCAAAGAAAAAACTAGAGGCTGAAATTGAAGGGCAACCGAAAATAAGTGACATGTTCAAAACGCTTAAAAAATAGTGACGTATATAAAATATGACATCCAGAAAATTACAAACACTTTGGGATGAAGAAGTAGAAACTGAATTATATAGACGTACCATAAAGATAATGGAAAAAATATCGTATAAATATTCTATTAATTTAAAACTTTTACTCTCTGAAATTCCAAACCCATTAAATTTTTGTAGAGGTTTTAAAAAGGATGGTTCCCCATGCATAGCAAAAGCTAAACTTAATGGAATGTGTGGAAGTCATATAGATCAACCTCAACTTAGAGGTCCAGTGGAAATGGTTTCTAAGAATAATGAAGGTATACGACATACACATAATTTATCGGAATGTATATTTAAACCGGGGTGTCCGGCGTGTGAAGTATCAAGAAAGGGATTTAGAGAATTGCGTGGAATAATGTAATAATGAATAAATCAGCTATTCTACTAACATCGATCGATACATTTTATAATATTCCCGAGAATAGAGCTACACTTTTAGAAATTCTAAATAAAACTGGAGGCATTTCTTTGAGAAATCTCGAATGGTTTATTACAAATTATTCAAAGAAAAACAATTTATCATATAAAACAAATGATGGTAAAATATTTAGTGTGCATTGTGCATATAAATCAAGCTTAGATGGGTATAGTAAAAAACTTTTTGACCCATTCTGTCGTTCGTCTAAAATATCGTACACTGTTCCGGGTACATCCAATGAAATACATACGACTGTTGCACAGCTGAATTTCATAAGATGGTGTATAAAAAATAATATAATTGAGTATATTCACGATCATAAAAATGCTCTTTTTTCTAAACAAGTGTCATGATACCATTTTCAAAAATGAATGTTTGATATCCTACATAATATAAGTGTAATGTATAGTCACTTGTAAGACCGACTTCCATATTTACATCTAATACAGTTCTGTTTGATTGTAACTGACTAAAATCCAGCATTCCTGATGGTTCCACATTAATCGGGTTCATCGAGAATGCATACGTATAAATGTTTCGTAAAGGTCGTGATAAACGACTTGTAAACGGAACAACATATTTAAAATATTTATGATCACTATCTTGAACATTTGGTATATCTTCACCATTTACAAATATTTTTGCATTTGACATAGGGGGGTTATAAAATTCATTGGTAACAGAATATTCTACATTTGAAGAAAAATTATATCTATTTGCAAATACATTCGCAAGTAAAGTTGTACCACCTTCATATATATTTTCATCCTCAAATGCGGTTTGTCTAAAAAACCAATTAAGCGTTTTCACCGGTGTTTTTGGAATGAGTTCAAGTTTCGCGTTTTGTACACCAGCAGGTATATCTAAAGTAGGGTGTTTTTTAACACTATCAGTAACGAGAACGTGCCGTTTGTTTACTATATAAGTACGTTCAGATGGTTCAAGTACCATTTCTTCGGTAACTATATCAAAACTATTTAAACTAAGATTATCTGTTTCGTTTGTAAAAAAAGATTGTTTATGAAATTCAAACTCAAACTGAAGTTTTTGTTTATGAATAGCACACGTTGGAAAATAGGGTCGGTTTGGTTTATTTGTTTCGTATTCATCACTCTCATACTTACGTGAAAATAGTAAAGGTATTGGAATATAAACACGTGATTTATTTTGTGCTAAAAACTGATTACCGGATAATAAAGATGTATCTTCTGCATTATTTCTATTTAAAGTATACCTCTTCGTTCTCTTTTCTGATTCATCGAGGTATAATTCATCGTATATAATTCCCCAATCACCATGGAACTTTTCAACAACCGTTTCATCGACACGCATGGTTACGGATTTAAAAATATGTCTCCCAATTTGATCCGCATAATAACTATCAGAACCCGTTAAAGCTGGTAATTCAAATGTTACGTACATATTTGCTAAAAGATCTCCCATATTTCTCGGGTTATACATGACCTTTATAGTTTCACCAAAAGGCCAAGATGTTGAAGAACTACTTGGTTTATTAACATTTAAACTTTTATGAAATTTTGTAAAATTAGCGTGTTGTTTATGTTCATACTTAAAGAATGAATGAATAGGATCATCTTCCAAGAGATACGTATCTTGTTTACCAATTGCATTAAGTGATAGTATAGAACCTGTATTTGGTCCAGATGTATCACACATACTTACTACTTATTGTTTATATATTTTTAAATCCCTTTTCCACATATCGATATGAGACATTTGTTGTAATGTGTCAAGCTCTATTCTTGATTTTGTTGTTTCTTCCCTGAGGTTTTGTACAGCTTCGCTTGTGTACTGATACGTTTTAATATTCAAGAGATATTCATATGAATTATCTATTTTATCAAATATTTTCCCCATTTCGTGTTCGAGATCCGAACGTTTACGTTTGAAAACAATAAGTTTTTCATGAATAACCATATCAATAAATTTCGACATATTTTCAAGTTTTTTAGATTTTTCTTTTAAGACACGTATAAGATGTGCTTTTCTTTTTTTATATGTTTCTGATCGTATTTTAACAAAATCGGTAAGAATTTCTTCCGGACTTTCGTATTTATGAATACCTCTTGTTGGATGAAATAAGTGCATATTTGATACATGAAATGTCTTCTGAAGTTTAAAATCTTTTATGATATCATTACCTGTGTATCCTTCGATACTAAAATTAACATCGTCAGTCGTACTGTTATTCACGTAATTCGTAATTTTTTTCTTTTCGATAAGGGTGTCGAGATACTCTTTGTAGTCTTGTGTCCAACGCCCCGGTGGAAGTTCAGTCACTATTATATTTTTACCCGAAGATTTCCATACACCTTCTGTTATCCATAAACCATCTTCATTACTAAAAACACGACCCGTGAATTTATCAAACCATGGTTTCATTGGTACTATGTTTTCACCATTAATTACACGTTCAATATTTTGTTTAATATCCGAAGGATTAAACGGTGGTATATACGAACTAAATCCCGTACCTATACCTTCAGTTCCATTTACCAAAACAGTAGGTAGTATAGGAACATAATAGTCGGGTTCGATCTGTTTACCGTCGTCGTCGAGATAGTTTAGAACTGGATCATCCTTTGGGTCGAAGAGTGTTCTCGCACTTTTAGTAAGTTTTGTAAATATATACCTCGTTTGACTCGCGTCTTTACCACCCATGAGACGTGTACCGAATTGACCACATGGTTCGAGTAAATTGATATTATTTGAACCCGTAAAATTATGTGCCAATTTTACAATAGTGTCTGCCAAAGACACTTCACCGTGGTGATACGACGTTTTTTCAGAAACATATGCGGCCAATTGTGCAACCTTCATTTCGGACGTAAGATTCCGAGTGAAACACGCGTATAACACTTTTCGTTGAGACGGTTTTAAA